GTCTACAATAACACCACCATCATCTTCTACTTCAAAGGTAGCATTTAAATTATCTTCTATAGCAGCTTCAGGAACTACTTTTACATTTTCTTCTTGAGGTATTTGCTCAAGTGGATTTTGTTCTACAGCCATATTTTATTTAATCCTTATTATCCATAAAAATAATCATCTATTATATCAGCTAATGCTTCATTATAGGATATATTAGTTTGTTGACTTAATTGTTCTGCTTTAGATTCAACTTCACTTCTATCTTCAAAACTTAATGCATTTAATGCAGCTTTATTAACATCTGATATTTCTCGATCAGATGATTCTATTTGATCAGGATCTCTACCTTTAATTGATTTTTCTATAGTATCACCTAAACCTTTAATAGAATCTCCAAAGTTTTTAAATACTGGATCTCGTCCTGTAAGATCTTTAAATATTCCTGCACCAGTAGCAAATCTCTCTGTAGGATCTCCAAATAAAACAGAATATAAACCTTTACCAAAATCTGATGCTATACTACCAAGACTAGATAAACCTTGACCTATTTGATCAATACCAAAACTAACAGCATCTGGACCTTCATAACTTACAGTTTGAGTTTCAGGATCAATACCTACCTGAACATCTAATCCACTTAATGCAGCTTCAGTTCCTAAATCTTTTATAGTTTGTAAATCTATCGCATCTAATTGTCTACCAGTATCTCTTACAGAAATGTCTTGTTCAAAGTCATCTCTTGTTTTTATATCTACACCTTTCATCTCTTCTG